CTGTCTAAAGCACCAGAGCTAGCGATGTTTACATTTGTTATGTATGATGACATATGTTTTAGTTTATTTTTTAGTAATTAATATTGGCTCCGCTTCCTGTTGTTGGAAGGCTTACTGAAGGTCTTCTAATTGTAAGAGAGGAAGTACCCCTACGGCTGATTGTGTCTTTCCTTTTTTTCTTTTTGTCCTCTACCTCTTCTGCAACAGGCGTTGGTGGTGGTGGGGCCATAGGTGCTGGCTGATTAACCACTTGCTGTGACGGCATCTTTGGTCTGGATAAACACATCTTATTTAGTTTCTGTTATTGTTGTTTGTTAAAATATTTTCTGTTTGTTCTGCGTTTTTTGCTCGCAAATAGTTTACGATGTTACGCTGACCAAAGTAATAATCCATATCTCGTAGATCATCCTTTGGACTAAATTCTTTTGGTGGGAATATTTCGTCGAGCCTACTCACCAACTCACTCGACACAATCGGAAATGGAGCTTCCATTAATATTTCTTCTTGTTGATGCGAAGCTTGCCTCTTTTTCTCTTGGCAGTCTTCTTAGCATCTTTAAAGTTCTTAGCTGTTGGTGCGCCTTTAGATCCTGGTTTTCTCATCTTTTCTTTACTTCCTTCTTTTATTCTTTTACGTTTTGCGTGAATGTTGGCGTATAAACCTGGTTTTTTCATAAAATTTTTATGCTAAACTTGAGCAGTCCCATTTTTTGAGAGCTAAAGCCTTTCTAGTTGGTCTTCCCTTTTTGTCTTTCATCGGGCCTTTCATCCCTCCCATTCTAGCACAAAACGACCTACGCCTACCTGCTGCTTTAGGACTTCTCTTAGCTTGTTTTGCTGAGACTGGCGGTTTTAAATTACTGCCCTGTCTTTTGGCTGCTCGTCTTCCGGCTGCATTAAGACCCCCTTTAGGATCTTTATGTTTTGAGGTAAGTTTTATACGTTTTCGTGCCATGTTTTGGTGTTTTATTCTTCCTATACCCGAACAAATTCAAATATCCCTTAAATTAGGGGGTAATTTACCTTCCTTAATCCACTGGTCTGTCTGCTGCAAACACATAGCATTCCAGATGACTGCACCCAGATGATCTTCTTTTTGACATCCATCAAGATAATCCCAAAGATGTCTATTGAGTGAGTCTACATAACGACTAAGTGGTTGTCCTTTCTTCCAGTTATCCCGACCATACTTAGTTGCTCCATCCTCGAATCTTTTTGCAACCGAGCGCAAAGCAGAAACAGGTATAAGAGAGGGGATACCTTTACCTTCACAAGCATCTCTTACACTTCCAGTTTCAAACTCTGATCGTTTACCGCTGTCAGGCAATGGCTGTCTTTTTATTACTTCTGCTTTGGTTTCCATAATTTCACTGTTCCTTTCTTTTTGTCGTATTCGTTTTCGTTTCTTAAAATGTAAGACAATTGAGCGTTTAAAAGAGCTTCGTCTTCTGTTTGATCTTTGCTAATGTAAGTGTCCACTACAGTTTGCCAAGTAGCTCCGTTCTTATCTAAAAGTTTTTTAGCAGTCTTTGGGCCTACACCGGAAGCACCGGAAAACCCATCAACAGTATCTCCAGACATTGACTGAACAAGGTGGTTGTAGTCAGCATCTTCTAAAGTTGTTTCTGTTATTTCATCCTTAAGAAAGTTAAAGAAAACGCAAGGCAAGGTGTAGAAATCTTTATCTCCACTAACAGCTACATAGTTTTTATTAGTGCAACAAAGTATACCTATGACATCGTCAGCTTCTAAATTCTTCCAACAAATGCCATTGTGTTTTTCGTAAACCCATTTTGTAATCTCTTTCAGAGCTAAAGGCTTTCTTTTAGTCTTTCTGTTTGCTTTGTATTCTGGAAATATATCATACCTAAAATTTGTCTTGTCAGAAAAAGCTACAATGTAATCCTCACATTCTGTTGTTTTAAGTATAGAATCTATAGTGTCATCCGATATGGTTTTCATATCAGTCATAGAAGTTTGTAGAGTCCATATGTCATCATCCCATTGGCATTCTTTTTCAGAACTAAATGCTGATCGATAGACAATCATGTCTCCATCTATTACTGCGGTTTGTTTTTTGCTC